GCCTTTGAAGAGTTCGCAAAAAAGCTTGAAGTCTTGGACAAAGCAAAAATGGAGAACGAAGAGTGGTAAGCCCTCCACACAAGGGTCAAAAGCAACCGGAGAGCGGTATTTACCGGCATCAGCTATTAAAGCCCTCTCACCTAAGGAATATGCGGCCACCACGGCTGCTAAAAGAAAAGGAACTAAGGCTGGTAAGCAGTTCGTCAAGCAGCCTAAAAAGGTACGAGCGAAAGTAAAGCCGCATAGGAAGGTCAAGTAATGGCTGTAATAACACCTGATTTACCTGAGATATTTGAAGAGGCGTTTGAACGCGCTGGACTTCAGATGCAAACAGGATACGACCTAAAAACTGCGCGGCGTAGTTTAAACCTACTAACATTGGAATGGCAAAATCGTGGACTTAACCTCTGGACTATCGACTCTGGCACACAAGCTCTCACAGCAGGCACAGCAACTTATCAAATGCCTGCGGACACTATTGACCTTATTGAACACCAAGTTCGTACAGGCTCTGGGACAGAGCAAGTTGATACTAGCTTGGAGCGTATCAGTGTCTCAAGCTATGCTCAGCAAAGTGTTAAAAATTTGCAAGGAAGGCCTTCTCAAATTTTTGTTGATCGTCAAGCAACGGCTGTCAATGTTACTTTGTGGCCTGTGCCGGATTCTAGCTCGTATACTTTATCGTATTTCCGCTTACGCGGAATCAATGGCGTCTCGTCTGGAATAGGAACGACCGCTGATGTGCCGCCAAGGTTTGTGCCTTGTCTTGCGGCTGGTATGGCGTATTACATAGCCATGAAGAAACCCGAAGTTGCGGCTCGTGTGGGACCGCTGAAACAAGAGTATGAGTTCCAGTTTGAGTTAGCTGCAAACGAGGATACTGACTCTTCAACAATCAAGTTCGTGCCATACGACACGTTTTATTTAGGAGGCTAATATGCCTGTTAGAATTAAAAAGTTAAACCAAAATAAAAAGATGCCTCTGCCGAAGTCAAAGCCTCGACATGCAAGTCCAAAACATCCAATGAATACAGAAAAGACAAAGCCTTTGGGTAAAAGAGTTGGTGGCACGATGGAGATGCTTCGACAGAGGTCCATGCCAAAGCCGCCTCCTCCATCCAAAGGAATGCCGCGAGTGCCAGAAAAATTTATGGAGCCTAGGCCAATGGAATCAAGGGCAGCAGATAAAAAAAGAAGCAAAAGAGGTACGGCTAAATCGACTCCTTCAACAGGAATGACCGGAGGTGGCAAACTTAAAATGGTAGAGAAGGGTGGAAAGAAAGTCCCATTCTTTGCCGCAGACGGAAAAGGAAAGATGGCTATGGGTGGTATGATGAAGAAAAAAGGTATGGCTAAAGGTGGCATGATGAAGAAGGGCTACGCCAAAGGCGGGGCTGTAAAGGTCAAGTCAGGTGACACACTGTCTCAGATTGCAAAGAAGAATGGCGTTACCTTAAAGGCTTTGCTGGGTGCTAACCCAAGCATTAAAAACGCCAATAAGATACGCTTAGGTCAATCTATTAAGCTTCCCACTAACATGGCAGGGTCTAAGTCTTCTAATCCATATGCGGGCATAAAGCGCGGTCAAATGGCTGACATGGATGTTAAAAACAAGTCAGAAAAGCGTCAGCGTACAGCGACTCGCTCAATGCAGAGTCAAGTTAAGCAAGGTGGCAGCAGGATGACGCCAACGCCAAGCAAGGCAGCGGCCACTAAAGAAAGCAAGTCAGGACGCGAAGCAATGCTGGCTAAGGCCCGTAAGTTGCGTGACAGCAAAAAAGCTGCAAAGCCCACTGGGAAAACATTGGCAAACACACCTAAATCAGGTGCTGCCAAGGTTGCTGAAACTCGCATGGCTAAGCTTGCTAACAAAAACAAAGTAGCCCGTAGAGCAGGCGGTGGTATGATGAAGAAGAAGGGTTATGCCAAAGGCGGTATGATGAAAAAGGGTATGGCTGCTGGCGGTGTAATGCGCGGTACTGGTGCAGCCATAAAAGGTAAGCGGTTTGGGCGTTCTGGCTAATGGCGTTTGCTAGAGGGAAACACGCTTTTGGCTTTTGTGACAGAACCGGCTTTAGGTACAAATTAACTGACCTAGTCGATGAAGTCCAAAACGGCACTAGAACGGGCTTTAGAGTTGGCAAGGATGTGGTCGATCCAGATCATCCCCAAAACTTTCTAGGCCGTGTGCGTACTAATGACCCTCAGTCTTTGCTTAATCCAAGGCCAGAACGACTCAAGGAGTCTGTAACTATAACATTCCCAACGTTTGATGTTACGACATTGACTAGGATTAATGTTGGGTTTGGCGTTGGTAGAGCGGGCCAGCTTGTAGCTGATGGTACTGTTGGCCCTGTTGTTACAGTGACTCTTACAGGGGTTTCTGGAACAGGCGCTGTAGGCTCCTTAACGCTGTCAACTGTGAATAACTATACAGTTAGCGTTGCATCTGGAACCAACTCATACGGAACCGGAAATAAATATTATGTTGCTGGGCTATCAGGTGCTTCCCCAACCCTTACTTTGAATGAAGGCTCTACATACAAGTTTGACCAGTCTGACAACAGTAATTCAGGTCATCCATTTAGGTTCTCCACTACAGCTAACGGCACTCATGGGGGAGGATCACAGTACACAACCGGCGTAACCACAAGCGGTACTCCGGGTTCATCTGGGGCCTATACGCAGATCACAGTGGCTAGTGGAGCGCCTACACTGTATTATTACTGCACAAATCATAGCGGAATGGGCGGCCTAGCCAACACCCCGTAGGAGTATAAAATGGCAATAAACACAGCATTGTGTACAAGTTTCAAGAAAGAACTGTTTGAAGCGGTACACGACTTTACATCTGATACGTTCAAGATTGCTTTGTACAGCAGTAGCGCGTCACTAGATGCCGCTACAACAGCGTATAGCACATCAAATGAGATATCAGGAACTGGGTACTCTGCGGGGGGAGTCACGCTAAGCGTTGTAGCGCCAAGCATAGACGGGACCACGGGCTTGGTTGATTTTGGTAATCCGTCTTGGTCAAATGCTACGTTCTCCACAAGTGGAGCATTAATATACAATTCCAGTAAATCGAACAAAGCTGTTGCCGTCTATTCATTTGGTTCAAACCAAAGCGTTAGTTCAGCGAACTTTAATATAACGATGCCAGCAGCGGCAGCGGGAACTGCGATAGTCAGGATTAACTAATGTCTTATACTTATGCCGAGCTAAAGCAAGCTATAAAAGACTTTACAGAGAATGACGAAACAGGGTTCGTGACTAACATCCCTGTCTTTATTCGTGCGGCAGAAGACAGAATAATAGTTAATGTTGATCTAGAGAACTTTCGCAAGAACGCCACATCAGCTCTTACTCAGGGCAATGAGTACCTATCAACACCCTCAGACTTCTTGGCTCCCTTTTCTTTGTTTGTCAGCACTGCTGGCAAGCAGGGGTTTCTTCTTGAGAAAGATGTAAACTTTATGAGAGAGGCTTACCCAGACAGGACCGTCACAGGAACCCCTAAATACTATGGTTTCTTTGATGCAACTGCGACAGCCGCAGCAGGTCAGGTTCAGGCAAACTTCATATTAGGTCCGACACCGGACCAAGCATATACTGTGGAGCTTCACTACTATTACCGTCCAGCAAGCCTGACCGCTGGCGCAGACAATGAATATACATGGCTTAGCAAAAACGCTACAAACGCCCTTCTTTACGGTTCTCTAATAGAAGCGTATATTTACATGAAGGGTGAGCAGGATGTTATATCCATGTATGATGGGCGCTTCCAAGAAAGCCTATCAAGGTTAAAAGACCTCGCGGAAGCAAGAGAAAACGATGACGCATACAGGCAAGGTCTACCCACTAGACCTCGCACATAAGGAGTAGAAGATGGCAACATCAAATGCGGCAACCACATACTTGGAAAGACGAGTTCTTGACTTCTTGTTCAAGAATAATGCTCTTTCCTTTGCCACGCCGGGCAACAGCATATATGTAGGTTTAGCTACCGCAGTAACAAGTGCTGAAAATAGTGCATTCACGGAAGTGAATATAACAACTCAAGACGCTAACTATACACGACAACAGGTAACGGCGGCTAACTGGAAACAGTCAAACACCACACTTGCTGTCAATGCTGGCGCTTCTGACACAGAGATTATCTTAACAGATGCTGAGGCTTTGCCTACATCAGGTGATATTGTTATCAACCAAGAGATACTCACTTACACAGGCAAGGATGGAACAGCCACCGCTGACGCAAACGGAGCCGTTTCCAGTTCTACTAACGTAGCTGTTGATGGAAACAATGGAACGCTTACAGTTGGTATGGTTGTGACTGGAACAGGAATATCTGGCACAGTTCGCATCGCCACTGTGACTAACCAGAATGCAATCGTACTGTCATCCGCTGTGACAATTGCTGATAACGTTGCTCTATCCTTTACAGGTGTTAATACGTTAACAGGGGTAACTAGAGCGCAAGACGGAACTTCCGCTGCATCTCATACCGCTGGAGCCACAGTTATTTGTGATTCTCAAAGAGTAATTAACGATGGCAATATTGAGTTCTCTCCATCCAGTGGGATCGCCAGCTACACAGTCACTCATGCGTTTGTTGCAGACAATAGCTTTTCACGGGCCACTGTAAACGGTGCTGTATCAAGCTCCGCTAACGTGGCGCTGGATGCAAACAGCGGGACTATTGCAGTCGGTGATGTCGTCACTGGGGTCGGAATAAGCGGCCTTGTCACAGTGCAGACTGTCACAAACCAGAATGCAATCGTTCTTAGCTCTGCTCAAAGCATTTCTGATAATGTCGTGTTAAAGTTCGATGGTAGCAATACGTTGTTTCTTGGCGCTCTTGACGCATCAAAAACACTAGCTGTTGGCGACATCTTTAGAATTAACGCAAGCAACCTAAGCATTGAGCTGAAGTAATGGCTCTTGTAATCAGAGATCGTGTTAAGGAAACCACGGCCACTACTGGCACGGGTACTTACACCTTGTCTGGAGCAGTGAGTGGGTTTGAGGCTTTTTCCGAAATAGGGAACAGCAACACCACTTATTACGGCTGTTCTGATGGCACGGACTTTGAGGTTGGAATTGGAACATATACTTTGTCTGGCACAACACTGACTAGGACGACAATCCTAGAAAGCAGTAGCACAAAGATTACAGCA